TGCCAGGGCCGCCGTTTCCTGGGCCGTTGCCAGGGACGCTGCCTGGGCCGCTGCCAGGGCCGCGCAAAAACAAAAGTTTTTAGAGATATGCCGCGCAGGTGAGTTTATCGGTTCAACCGCTCCCTTGTCAGTTCAGGAGGTAGCCTAGCCATGGACATCCATCCCGATGCGTATCACGCCATACGCGCCGCAAAGATGCTCCCATTCATAGGGCGTCATGCGGCAGTCAGGTACTGTCAGGTTAGGAAAGTACCATTACACCTTCTGACTCTTGCCAGAATCCTCCAGATCGCACCAGATACGCCTACAGTTGATTTGCAGGGCTGCGGTGGTATATCCGTATCATTTTGGGAGTCGAACGCGCCATGAGGCTAGAAATCCTATCTGATGATGAAAAAGAGATGGCACTGGGTATTCTCTCGGATGTCTATGAGAAGCTCAATGCCGATAAGGTTGATATTCCACCTGATCTGCTTCGGTCTGTAGCGAAGGCTAGGGACTTGATTCGTAACGGGATGATCTCTGAGGACTTTAAGAAGATCATGCTTAGACTGCACTTGCTCGAGCAGGGATTTGGAGGGAAATCATGAGCGGTAGGATGTCAGCGGCGACTGAGAAGGCCTTAAGCCTTATCGCCAAGGGGATGACAGCGTATGCCGCAGCCAAGAAGGCTGGCATAGCTCTTTCAACCATCTACCGCGCCCAGAAGCGAATGAAGACAAGGAGCCACTGATGAGCGCAGACTACAGGCAGAAGGAGGAACTCGAGGAGCAGGAATATCTTGAGAGGATTGGAATCGTTTCCTACGGGATGTGTCAATCTGTACTAAGGATGTGCGACCAGATTCTGGAAATAGATGGTCAGCTAATTGAGCATTCTGTGATGATGAACGTAATCATTTCCCTCATGCTGAGGATCGAGCTATCTGGTAAGGCGACGATGGAGCGTTACTTGCCAGTGATGATGAAGGATTTTGAAGATCGCCTTGATAAGGTAAAGAGGAATATTGGGAATGGGCCAAGCATTCATTAATAGTTGACACCAATCTCTAATTATGTGTTAGAGTGTAGTCACTGCATCAGCGCAGGTTTATAACGAGGAGTTAGAAATGTACCAAGCAGAGATCGAAGTAAAGGTAGCTGGGATCCCCGCAAAGGCAGGCGTGATCTTCTTCAACAAGGTGGAAGGATCGCACAGCTACAATGCCCAGAGCGACATGGATTATTACGGTTACACGGATGTGGAGTACGACATCTTGGACCGTCGCGGTAGGCCCGCACCGTGGCTTGAGCGCAAGATCACGAAGGAAATGCGCCGTGAGATCGAAGAGACAATAGCGGCACAGATGGGAGAAGGGTCATGAACTTCGCAACGATGGTAAAGATCGCGATGGGAGAATCCATCCAGAGCAGCATGTGCTATTGCGATTACATAGCTGATCTGATCAAGAAGATCATGAGCCAAGCAGATGAAAAAGACCTGATTTCAAAGGTCGGGCCCATTCGTTATGACCTTCACCCGATAGACGGATACATGGTCAGCACCAAGAAAACCATTGACATAACAGATAGATACGGTAAAATGTACAAGATCACCATCGAGGAAGTTGCGTGAAGAATAAACCACAGAGCACGCCGGGGGATAAGGTTCCCTCGGCGCGAAAGCCGCGCAAGATCGACATGGTGAAAGAGCAGACCTACCTCATGCCCCAAGAGGTTCGCGAATGGATAGAGCGCGCCAACAGCACAATCCAGCATCTACGCGGCAAGGTAGAGCATCTGACTACTGAAAACAAAGAACTCAAGAGCTACAGGCAGTGGTCAGAACACAGAATCCTACGAAGCGAGAAGGAGTCTTGAAATGGCTATAACAAAGAAAGCTACCAAGATAAATGAGGACAAGCACAAGCTTGTATCTCAGATAAAGGGAATGGTCTCAAGGGTTTCATTGTGCATCATCAAAGCTGATGCCGGTCGGTCATCCCAGTGGGTTCTGGCTGCTCATAGGTGTTACAGGAACATGGCGGCGATAGAGGCCGGGGGTAAGGTAGCTCTATCGGAGCTTACCAATTCCGTGGGGTTTCTAAAGCTCATAGTATCTGAAGCTGAACAACGGGGCCAATCATGACTGATGAAGAGTTCGAGCGCATAGCCTCGATCAGAAGGCAATTAAAGTACTTCGACATGGAAGCGGACTCAGTAAAGGATTACATGAAGACTCTGCGCGAAGACAGAAGGGCTCCAGAACATCTGATTGACAAGTTCATTGCGGATGTTGTGGCGCTTAGGGAAGCAGAGTACGCCGCGCTAAAAGCTGAGTTTGACGCGGCCTAGACAGCCAGTCAGACATAAGTTAGACTAAAGTCTGATGCGCTGAAAGACTGCGCGGCAAGGAACAACATGTCACAACTCCCAAAGAAGCCAAGACTTCCATACCCAGAGGGAGCGCCAACAACATACGATCCAATAATAGCCAAGAAGATGTGCGAACAGCTAGCAGATGGCATTCCATTGAGGGAGATATGTAGGCAGGATGGTTACCCACTGTGGCGGGTGGTCTATGACTGGATGTACAGAGATCCTGAGCTTGTAACAGCCATCGCATACGCGCGAGACATAGGCTGGGACGCCATTGCAGAGGATTGCTTCCGTATTGCAGACACGCCATTGTTGGGTGAAATCGTTACTGACGATGGTGAAAAGGTGACTATCCGCAAGGAGGATATGCTTGGTCACCGTAAGCTTCAGGTTGAAACTCGCCTTAAGTTGCTGGCTAAGTTCAATCCCAAGAAGTATGGTGATAGGGTGGTCCATGCTGGCGATGCTGAGAACCCAGTGGTAATTGAGAATAACATCAATGAATTCACAGAGATAGTTAAGAACATGAAGCTCAAGAGACAGGAGAAGAAGTGATGCCGACCGAGGTTATGTGGCTGATGATTGGCTTTCTATTCTCTGAGGCTATAGGGGTGTTCGCATGGCGGATCCACAGGCAGTAGAGGCCCACAGGAAGGCCTGTGCCAATAGGCTGGCCACCACAGTGCTGGAATGGCTTGCGCTGCCTGATGCGGCTAAGAGGCCCGCCCTTGAGGCTTATAAGCTAGAACATGGACAGGAGCGGCTTGACGAGGTATTGAGGTGGGTCAAAGGGATCAAGGAAGGTAAGATCCATAGGTCCAAGATCGAGCGATTACTGATATGAAGATACCAATTTGTAGTGTATGCGGAAGGTCGAACTTCCCAAGACAAGCATGGGATCATGCGAAGTGTATGTTGAGTAAAATCTCTGCACCTAACACAGATAATAGCGCACCTAACATACCAATACCCGCACCTAACAAAGAGCAATCTGAACCAATTATCGCTGATCCTGTTGCACCTAACAAAGATGATGATTCATTTAAGCATCGATCTGCTAAGTGGAAGAAAGAGCATCAAGCCGAGTATCGTGTATACCAACGCGACTTGATGCGTAAGCGTCGAGCCGATAAGAAATTACTTAATCCCATGAAGCGCCCAAGGAAGACTGTTCAGATGGAAGGCTAATGGGTGCTGCTGATCTCCTCCTGTCAGATCCTAAGTGTATTGAGAAGTACGCCAAACTATCCCCGCTCGAGCAGGCCCATATCAATTGGCAGATTAAGTGGCTGGACACAGCTCACGATCACCAGATAGAGCCTGCTGGTGACTGGTGGGCGATATGGCTGATGCTCGCGGGTCGTGGAGCTGGAAAGACTCGAGCAGCTGCCGAGACCCTAGCCGAATGGGCATGGAGCCAACCAAACACGCGCTGGCTAGTCTCTGCTCCTACCAGTGGTGACGTAAAGGGAACATGCTTTGAGGGCGACTCAGGCCTATTAAGTATCATTCCAAAGGCCTTGGTCATTGATTACAACAAGGCGCTCCATGAGATCAAGCTAGTCAATGGATCGTTCATCAAGGGGATCCCTGCGAGCGAACCTGAGCGGTTCCGTGGCCCACAATTCCACGGTGGCTGGCTGGATGAGCTGGCTGCATGGGATTACCTGCAAGAATCGTGGGATATGATCCAGTTTGGCATCAGACTTGGGAAACATACCAAACTGATTTGCTCAACTACTCCGAGGCCCAAGGACTTGATCCTCGAGCTTATCGGGAGGGAAGGCGATGACGTAGTCGTTACTAGGGCATCGACCTATGCCAACATTGCAAATCTGGCGCCATCATTCAAGAAGCAGATCCTGCAGTATGAGGGGACTAATCTAGGCCGGCAGGAGATTCACGCTGAGATCATTGACCCTGAAGAGGGGGGGATTGTAAAGCGTGACTGGTTCAGGTTGTGGCCTGATGGGAAACCATTCCCCAAGCTGGAGTTCATCATCCAGAGTTATGACTGCGCCACCAGCGATAAGACCATCAACGATCCTACTGGGTGCATTACGCTGGGCGTGTTTAAGCCAATGGATGGCGGGATGAGCGTGATGGTACTGGATTGCTGGCAGGAGTTCTTGCAGTATCCTGATCTTCGCCCAAAGGTGATCACTGAGTACGACGCTGTCTATGGTGAAGGGAAGGCGCGGAAGCTTGTTGATCTGATCTTGGTCGAGGACAAGAGTGCCGGTATCAGCCTGATACAAGACTTACAGAGGGCGCACTTGCCCGTTCATGCGTACAATCCGGGGAAGGCTGACAAGACACAA